TTCACCTGCTTACGGACAGAGTAGGGCCGTGCCACCGAAAGCAGACGATTCAGAACCGCCACCCCGATGGACACCTCTGTCTTCTGTGCCGCAAAACTCCGGGCACGCAGGCGGGTTCCGATAAGCGTTTTCCAGCACGCCATCATCGTTTCCACCAGTGCCCGTTTCCCGTAACCGATGGCCTTCTGCCATGCCGGTCGCCCTTTTTCCATGATTAACGCCAGGTGCCGGTCACGCTGGCAGGGGGGTCCGGTGGTTTCTCCGGCCACTGCAGTCGACCGTGGTGGGATGGCTACCGTGATGTCATCACCATGTCCGGCAATGACACCGTAGGTCGGTGCCCCATCGTAAGGCCCGTCAGCGGTGACCTGCGTGAGAGTGCCGCCAGTCAGGCTGAGCGACGGGTCATCCGTACGTGAGTCTGTCAGAGTGTGTGCCACGATGCTGAAGTTATCCGCATCCACTGCCAGATGGCGTTTACGCCAGTCCCTGCGGTCACGGGTGCCGTGCTTTTCCTCCAGCCACTGACCGGCACCGTAAACCTTCAGTCCGGTGCTGTCGATAAGGACATGGACCTCCCCCTCAGCAGGTATGCGGGGCAGGAACGGCATCACCACGGCCCGTCGGCTGACGGTGGTGTGATCGGGCACGGTGAGGGACACATTCATCAGCGTAAAAACGGATGCCATCAGGCCTTCGGCCTGCCGCAGGGGTATCCGGAAGGCGGTACGCAACATCAGGCAGGTCTGGATGGCGAGGTCAGAGTAGCGAGCCTGTCCTCCGGGAGAGGTGCGTGCTGAAGCTTTCCACAGTGCAATGGCCTCCGGAGTGAGCCAGAGAGTGAGGTTGCCGCGCTGTTTAAGACCGGCTTCATATTGCGGCCAGTTGGTGACGGTGTATTTTTTTTGGAATATGGTGTCGCTTTTTGGCGTTGTGTTTATGCGGCATCGTTAACACATTTCAGAATGGACTGACCCTGATAATAACGGTTTGGCCATCCATGCACCAACGCCGCTGCAATATATTATTATACAGGAGGTTACTATGGAGCAGTAAGCCAGATGTTGAATTGCAGCGTGGATAAAGTAAAGGCCAAAGTATCCGCTAAAGTGGTGCCTTCACAAAAAACGTTTCAATACATGGAATTACGCACAGTCCTTAAGCTGTGGCTGCCCGAAGTATTTGTTAATAAAAAACATTTTCAACACTGCCACAAAAATGTTATTTATCATATGGTTAACTAAAATAAAAAAATTCAAGAGAACCCAGTAAGTAAAAAAGACAAAAAAAATAGATAAAGATAAAATAATAGAATTTTGTTTCAAAATTAAGACAACTATAGTATATAAAAACCTAAAAATAGCAATATTAATAGTAAAATAAACCAAAACGAATGAATTTCAATCAATTGATATTAAAGAATATTTATTCTGAGTGTTTTTTGTACTTTTGCCAACCTGAGAATTTTAGTTGATAGTTTTGGAATCATATAACATAAGCTTCCAGGTGATTCTTGTAATCATGTCATAAAGTGAGGGGTTGAGCTTAAGGGCCAGACAATCAAGATTTAGTTTTACCCGAACCGTTATTTCCGTGTAGCCCTGTGCAATGGATAAGACTATAAACAAATACTTTTTGTTTCTGTTTATCCAAAAATAGCGGAGTTGAAACAGTGGTAGGCCTGATTAAGAATTACCATGAAAATTTAAAATGGGCAGTAAACCGGAAGACTTATCTGAAGCACGCTGAATAAGAGTGTGCGGTCGTTATGCAGATTATTAATCAAGCGCTGCTGGTTTGTGGTTATTGCGCTGCGGCCATTTCTTTGATTTTTTTGTGGGTATAAAACTATTTTTTTAAAATTATTCACCTCCTTGTTATCTACTGTTTTTATTTTTAATCAGAATGAAACCAGGCTGGTGTTAATCTGACATCAACAGAACGGTACATGAAGAATTATATTATGCCGCGTTTACCGGCATAGGGATAAGTCCATAACCACTCAAAAAATACAGGGCCAGCGAATGAAAACCGGTAAAAAAGGTCTTGACCTGATAAAGCATTTTGAAGGACTACGTCTGAATGCATACCAGTGTTCTGCCCATGTCTGGACCATTGGTTACGGGCACACCGCTGGCGTGCAGCCCGGAGATACGGTGACTGATGAACAAGCCGAAGCGTTACTGCTGCAGGATATTGCTGAAGCGGAACGCTCGGTGAATCATTCCTTAACCGTCCCGGTAACCCAGAATCAGTTTGATGCCCTTGTTTCCTTTACCTTCAATGTTGGTTCAGGAAACCTCCGGGCCTCCACGCTGCTGAAAAAGCTCTGCGCAGGAAATACTGCCGGCGCCGCCGAAGAATTTCTACGCTGGGTGAACGCAGGCGGAAAAAAGAGCCCGGGCCTGCTTGTCCGCCGGGAAGCCGAAAAGGCGTTGTTTGAAACGACAGCATGAAACTAGCACCCACAACCAAGTTTTTTAACATTAAGCTGAGAGGTAAAGATTATGGCCATTACCGCCGATGACATTGCCGTACAGTATCCCATTCCCACATATCGCTTTATTGTTACCCTTGGCGATGAGCAGGTACCCTTTACCAGCGCCTCCGGGCTGGATATTACTTATGACACCATTGAGTACCGCGACGGCACCGGGAACTGGTTCAAAATGCCGGGCCAGCGTCAGGCCATTAATATCACCCTGAGCAAAGGCGTCTTCCCCGGTAAAAATGTCCTTTATGACTGGATTAATTCCATTCAGCTTAATCAGGTGGAAAAGAAGGATATTATGATCAGCCTGACCAACGATGCGGGTACAGAAGTGCTGCTGAGCTGGAATATCGCCAACGCCTTTCCCACCTCGCTGACCTCGCCTTCATTTGACGCCACCAGTAATGAAATTGCCGTCCAGCAGGTGACCTTAATGGCGGACCGGGTCACCATTCAGGCATCGTGACAGACGAGGAGTTTTGCCATGACAGTCACAACGACTTATCCCGGCGTCTATTTGAGTGAAGAAGCATCGCTGAGTTTTTCAGTCACTAGCAGTGGTACATCGGTACCCTTCTTTTTAAGAGATCGTGTAGCAGGCAATCATCTTCCTGACGGTGATGTTTATATATTTAATTCATGGGGTGAATTTCAGTCCATAGATAATATTAATAATGACACTGACTTTACGTTTTATAATGTTATAAAATCCTGGTTTTTAAATGGCGGAGGGAAATGTTATCTTGCTGGGGCTGCTTCCTTAACTAAAATAATAAATACATACGATGATATAACACTTGTGGTTGGTGCTGGCGTTACTGATCAGAAATATAGTGAATTTCTGACTCTGATCAATGGGGGAAGACGCCTTTTCGGTTTGTTTGACAGTAAAGATGAGAAAATTGAGGTGTCAGATTCTCCCGACTCCATCATGGCTGATTACCAGAGTAGTCCTTTTGCGGCAGTATATTATCCGTGGCTTAATGCTGGCTGGGGCGGAAAAGTCCCGCCGAGTGTGATTGCTGCCGTCTCCATTGCCAAAACTGATCGCACCTGCGGCCCCTGGAAAGCCCCGGCCAACGTGGTCATCGAGGGGATCACACCCAACTACCCGGTGAGCGATGATATGCAGGGCCGTTTTAACCAGGGTAAAGCCCTGAATATGATCCGCTCTTTTCCTGATGTTGGCACCGTCGTCTGGGGCGCACGAACCTTGGAGGACAGTGATAACTGGCGCTATATCCCGGTGCGCCGGCTGTTCAGTATGGTCGAGCGCGATATCCAGAAATCACTGAATACGTTGGTCTTTGAGCCCAACAGTCAGCCGACTTGGCAGCGGGTAAAGGCGGCGGTAGATAACTATCTTTACCGACTGTGGCAGCAGGGAGCGCTCGCGGGAAATAAAGAATCAGACGCCTGGTTTGTTGACATCGGAAAAGATATCACCATGACTGAAGATGATATTAATAATGGAAAACTTATTGTGAAAATAGGTCTGGCGGCGGTCCGTCCGGCGGAATTTATTCTGTTGCAATTTAGTCAGGATATTGCTTAATTTCTGCGAACGTCAGTTTAACTGACCGACAAGATGCGAATAAAAATCTGGGGCGCCGGTTACGGCCTTTAATGAATGACACTGGTGTATCCCAGGGGCGGTAGCATGCCTTTTAATTTCGAATATTATAATTGCATTATCCCACAACTCATTTCCATTAACATTTCTGTAGGTGTGTAAGTTCTATTTTAGCAGCCAGGTAGTTGCCTGGCACTCAGTTGAAAACAGGTATCGATATTACTGCAGGTTCTTCGGCCCGAGAGTCGTAGGTCTTGCTTAATACTCCCTTTATTAAGGAACCCGCCATGCCAATCGTAACCAGCGTACCCGGTATTTATATTGAAGAAGATGCGTCTCCGGCAATTTCTGTCAGTCCGGGCGCAACCGCAATCCCACTCTTTATTGGCCGTTTCTCTCCGCTTGAAAGTAAAAATAACGGCGTGGTGACGCGGGTCAGCAGCTGGCTGGATTTCTGTCAAAAATATTCTGCAAAGTTAGGTATCAGCGCCAGCGTGGCCATTACCTCTACGCCAGATAATACAGATACCCCGACCAGTTATACCTACACGGTAGGGGCACCGACGGTAACGGAATTCCTTGGTCCCCTAGCCCTGCAGCTTTATTTTCAGAACGGCGGCGGGGCCTGTTATATCTGCTCTATGAGCGACACCAGTGACGAGGCCACTCTGGCCGAGATAGTCGACCAGGCAGATGGGATCGGTGAGATTACGCTCCTGGTCGTCCCCGAGAACGACAGCGCCTATCGTCAGGCGATATACGGGGCGCTGGCCGGCTCACTGGACCAGAATAAAGGCTATTTTCTGCTGGCCGACAGCGACGATGGTAAAGCACCAGAGGGTCTGAGCGGTTCGGCGCATACTGCGGTCTATTATCCGCCACTGTCTGTGAGTTCTCCTTCGGTGCCGACACTCGATGATAATAGCGTGACGATATCTGGCTACACGGATATGGATAATAAAACGGCTACTACCCTGGCTGCGCTGCAGACAGTAAATGCAGATCTGGCAACCAAAGTTTCCGCACAGCTGACTTCCACAGTTCCTCAGTCACTGACCGTTATGCCTTCTGCGCTGCTGGCCGGGGTTTACTGTAAAACCGATGCCCAGCGCGGCGTCTGGAAAGCCCCGGCTAATGTCGTCCTTAACGGCGTCAGCGATGTCAGCATCCGTGTCTCCGATGATACACAGGGCGAGATGAATACGGCAGGTATCAATGTGATTCGTTACTTCAGCGACAGGGGCGTGGTGGTATGGGGCGCGCGGACTACTACCCTGACGGAGGATGATAACTGGCGCTATATACCGGTACGCCGCCTATTTGATGCCGCCGAGCGGGATATCAAAAAAGCCCTGCGCCCGATGGTGTTTGAACCCAATAACCAGCTGACCTGGAAGCGAGTACAGGCAGCAATCGATCACTACCTCTATAGCCTGTGGCAGCAGGGAGGTCTTGCGGGGAATAAGGCCGGCGAAGCGTATTTTGTCCGTATCGGGAAAGATATCACCATGAGCACGGATGATATTAATCAGGGAAAAATGATTGTTCAGGTGGGGATGGCGGCCGTGCGACCGGCCGAGTTTATTATCCTGCAGTTCACTCAGGATATGGCCCAGTAACCTGCTGATACTGCCCGCATGCTCGTGCGGGAAAAGGAGTGTCCGATGGCAATGGTTAACCCCGGTGTTTCCATTAGCGAAACGTCATTAAATGCAGCGGTGGTCGATGATCCGGTCACAATGCCACTGTTTATCAGCTATACCGTTACCCAGGATAAGAGCGTGGTGGCGATGCAGCCTGTCAGCGTTGCGTCTCTGATCCAGGCCGAAGCACTGTTTGGCAGCATCGGAACCCTGGCCTGCTCTCTGCGTCACTTTTTTGAAAACAGCGGTAAGAGTTGCTATGTCCTCTCTCTTGGGGTGGGTGATCAAACGCTCGCCCCCCGGTTACAGGCACTGATAAGTACATTACAGGGCAGCGATCTGCAGCAGGTGCTGGCCGCTGACCATCATACGGGGCTGCTGTTAGCCCCGGAGATGAGTGAGATCAACGACCTTGCAGCTGATACCGAACTTGATGTTTCCGCGCTGTGGTATCAGGGCTGGCAGGCGTTGCTACAGTGCTGTTCCCCGGGCCAGCAGCGTTTTGCCCTGCTTGAGTTGCCGGAAGCCCCTGCCCGGGCCATCACTCTCAGCCAGGCGTCATTCTCCGCCGATCTATGCCAGAACGGAGCGGCATGGTGGCCTCGCCTGCAAACCAGCTATGTGGACAGCAACAGCGCTGAGCAGGCCCGGCTTGTGCTCTCTCCGCTGCCGGCAGTGGCGGCCATTATTCAGCGCAGCGCCGCAGAAAATGGCGTCTGGAAGGCACCGGCCAATATTTCCCTAGCAAAAACCCTGCGACCCACGCGCAATATTCTCCAGTTCCAGACGCTGCTGAATCAGCAGGGAGTGTATGGCAACCTTATCCGCAGTTTCGCCGGGAAAGGAGTGCGGCTGTGGGGCTGTCGTACGCTCCTCAACGATGAGGCATCGCCCTGGCGCTATATCCAGACCCGGCTGCTGGCGAACAGCGTAGAAACTTATCTGAGCGCGCTGGCCCGGGTCTTCCTGTTTGAACCTAATAATGCGCAGACGTGGATGAAGCTTCAGGGACAAGTCTGGACTTGGCTGCGTCAGCAGTGGCTGGGAGGGGCGTTTTATGGCACGACGGAAGAGGAGGCCTTTACCTTGCGCATCGGCCTGAACGACACCATGAGCGCCGAAGATATCAGCAACGGCAAAATGATACTGATGGTGCAACTGGCGCTGCTGGCCCCGGCAGAATTTACAGACATCAGCCTGACGCTGGACCTGCGTGCTGGTTATGCCACGGCAAGTAACGGGAGCCTGTTATGACGGATATGCCGGTAGTGGCCCATCGCTTTATGGTCAATTTTTTGTTCAATACCATTCCGGCCCCGCTGGATATCGCCTTTCAGCGGGTGTCGGGGCTGTCGCGTGAACTGGAGGTCAGCCAGTACCGCGAGGGGGGCGAAAACGCCCGTAACCTTTGGCTGGCGGAGAAAATCAATCATGGCAGCCTGGTGCTGGAGCGCGGGGTCGCGAACGCCTCTGTGCTGACGACCCAGTTTGACCGGGTTCTGCGTCGTGAGAGTTCTCTCTGGGCAAACGTGGTGATCCTGCTGCTCAATGCATCGAATATCCCGGTGACGACATGGACACTCACCCACGCGCTGCCAGTGCGCTGGCAGGTCGGAGATCTGGATGCCAGCAACAATACCGTACTGATTAATACCCTCGAACTTCGCTATCAGGACATGCGCATCCTGGGAGGTAAGCTATGACCGTAGAAATCCGCGAACTGGTTATCACCGTTGAGGTCACTGAGCCGCCCGGACAAACCGCCTTCCGATCCTCTGAGATTGGCGAGTGGGATGAGCAGCGGCTGCTGGAGAAACTGAAGCGTGAAGTGCTGGAATATTTGCTGGAAAGGGGGCAACTGTGAGCTTACTCGAACGGGGCCTAGCAAAACTGACCATCACCGCCTGGAAAGACAGGGAAGGTAAAATTCCGGCTGGCAAAATGAGCGTGATGTATAACCCGGAAAACATTCAGCTCGATTATCAAACACGCTACCGCACGGAAGAGACCATCAATAAGGCAACTCAGAGCAACCGCTATGTGATTTCTGAGCCCGTTGGCCTTAACCTTAATCTGCTGTTTGACAGCCAGATGCCCGGGAGTACCACGCCAGTTGAAAACCAGCTGGCGGTGCTGAAGTCGCTCTGTGCGGTTGACCCGGGCACCGGGTCGCCCCATTTTTTACGTATCACGTGGGGGAAGATGCGCTGGGATAGTAAAGGGTGGTTTGCCGGACGCGCCAGCGATCTCTCCGTTGCTTATACGCTTTTTGACCGTGATGCCACCCCGCTGCGCGCCACGGTGCGCCTGAGTCTGGTGGCCGATGAAAGTTTTGCCATACAGCAAACGGAAAAGAATCTGCTGTCGCCCTCCAGCGCGTTGATCAACGTGCCGGACATGGCCTCGCTGTCTCAGCTGGCATTAAGTGCGGGGACGACCCTCACGGGCAGCGTCGATTATCTCGCTCTTGCCTGGGATAACGACATGGATAATCTCGACGATTTCCAGCCCGGTAATTATCTGCAGGCGTTAAAAGGAGCAGGGGATGAGTGATATCACTCTGCACATAGCGGGCAGGGCCTGTTCGCTGGGCATCAGCCGCCTGCGGGTGACACAGCGCATTAATGCTGTCCCCTCAGCTCAGCTGGAGCTGCAGCTGTCTGGTGACAGCTTGGTGCAGAGCGAGGCGAGCGCCATCACAACCGGGGCCGGCGTCACGATAACTCTCGAGGGTAAAACGCTGTTTAGCGGATATCTGACTCAGAAGCGCCTGCTCTTACGGGGAAAACTGTGGTCGCTGCGGCTGGAAGCACGCCATCTGCTGCAAAAACTGGTGTTTTATCCTCGCAGTCGCGTTTTTCGCCAGCAGGATGACGGAGCTATATTGACCACGCTCTTTCAGCAGGCGGGCGTAAAACTGTCACGCAGCGGGACGATACCCACGATCAGACACGATCAAATGGTGCAGTTTCGGGTCAGCGACTGGCAGTTTATTCTCAGCCGGCTGTTCGCCACCAACTGCTGGCTGCTGCCCGATGCGGCCAGCAATGGTGTGACGGTCGCTCCGCTAAACGTTCCGCTGACGGCAGCCCATACGCTGAATCACTTTGCGGAACACAATGACTACACCTTGCATGAGATTGACCTGACGTTTGATAACCGCTTTACCCCGGACAGCCTCTCTTTACAGGGGTGGGATATCGCGGAGCAGAAGCTCAGCCCGGCACAAAAAAGCGCAGCAGATACTTTCCCCCCCTGGAAAGCCGCCGGGCAGAACCCGCGCCCGTCGAAGCAGCCGGATTTTGAACTGGCTTTCAGCACGCAGCCGGACACCTCGCTCAGTACCCTGTCCCGTTCCTGGATAAACCATCAGCAGATGACCGGCGTGCAGGGGCGGATAGTGCTGAAGGGTACCCGCGACTTTCAGCCCGGGCAGAGCGTTGCGCTGGAGAAATTTGGCGCCGGTCTTGACGGCACGGCGATCCTCACAGGCGTTGACCAACTCTTCGATACGGCAGAAGGCTGGCGCAGCGAGCTGGCGATTGGCCTGCCCGGCAGCTTTCCGCAGCCGGTCCCGACGGTAGACTCCCTGCATATTGCCACCGTGGTCAGGTTTACCGCCGATCCGCAGGCGCTGGACCGGATCCCCATCAGTCTGCCTGCATTGAATCTGCCAGGAGAGCATCTGTTTGCACGGCTGGGCAAGCCCTGGGCCAGCAAGGGCAGCGGTTTCTGCTTTTACCCTGAACCTGGGGATGAAGTGGTGGTGGGATTTATTGAGAACGATCCCCGCTACCCGGTAATTCTGGATTCGCTGCATAACCCGAAAAACAGCGCGCCTTTCCCGCCCGATGCGCAAAACCAGCGCAAAGAATTGGTGGTGACCAAAGAGGACTATACCGGAATGCTGCAGATCAATATGCAGGAAAAAACGGTCTCCCTAGTGTCAGGCGATAACAGTCTGGCCCTGAAAGAGGGCGAGAGCGCCACGCTGACGACGCCAAAAGCCATGGCGTTCAGGGCTGAATCGATCGACCTGCAGGCCAGCGATACCTTGTCAGTGAGTGCCAGTAACAAGGTAGATATTGCCAGTAAAAGCATCAATCTGAAAAAATAATTCTGCAACGGTGAGGCGAAGATGAACGATGACCTGCTAATAAAAACGCTGGGGCGCTGCTGGGCATTCCCGCCGCTGTTCTCCCCCGCAACCGGAGTAAAAATGGTTGAGGGTACCGGGGCGGTTTTACAAAGCCTGCAGGTCCTGTTTATGACCGAAACTGGCGAACGCATTCAGCGTGAAAGCTGGGGTGGGGGCATGAATGAATTCCTCTTTGAAAATGTGTCCAGTGCGCTGCTGGCGAAAATCCAGAACCATATAGAGGAGACAATCTTGCTTAATGAACCGAGAGTGGTGCTCCGGGAGGTGGTGGTGGAACCCGCCGACAACGAGCCCAGCCGCCTGCGGGTGCAAATCACCGTCTGTCTCTCCGGGAGCGAACTGACTGAAGTGGTTGAAGGCACACTGAATCTGAATGAAGGTATGGCGCTGAGGCTGATATGAGTGAATATCTGATTGTCGATGGTGATGCGCTGACCTTTTCCACGACCTTTGGCGCCAATACCGTTACGGTAACCGGTCCGGCGAAGATAAGCGGCAGCGGGGAAGCCACTGTCGAAAATAAAAACATCTGCATTGTGGGCGATGAAAAAAAAGTGTCGGTATTCGCGGCCTATGTCAGCTCTGCCTATCCTGTGGCGGGCAGCGGTAACCTGACCATTATCAGCCTGGCAGCCGACCAGCAGGCAATCTTCGTCACGGCAGCCACGCCGGTCATTGTAGTGGGGAGCCAGTTTAACGCGCTGTTTACCGTCACCACCCCCGCGAGCCATCCGGACAACGGGCCTGACCCAACCCCCACCTCTTCGGGTACGGGGACATTTACGCATAGCCAGGCCTTTGTCACGGCGGAATAGACCGCCTCTCTGTCAGGCAGGACGTTTTGCCGCGGCAGAATGCACCTGCATCACTATCAGCCAGCGAGTGGATAACATGATCTCAGACCTGAAAGAACTGAAAAAAAGACTGACCAGTACGTTATCCGACAATGATTTTGTACTGGAACAACGCACCGCTGAGCAGCGGCTCGACAATATTGCGCAGTACAGCCAGCGGATCCCTTTTGCCAGCAATCCGCAAGCCACCTGGGATAGCTTCTGGCTGGCCGGACGCACGGTACAGGAGCTGGGCGCCATTTATCAGGATCCGACTCTGGCACAGCAAACTCTGCCGGTGCAGCAGGCGTTTTTACTGGCGCTACTGCAACTGCTGGAAACACCAACGCTACTGCTTAATACCCTTCCGCAGCGTCACCGGCTGCTCTATTACTATGATTTGCTCGGTTTTCGCCTGCACGGCAGCCAGCCGGATACCACGGTGGTCTCCTTCACGCTGCACAATAACGTTGACGGTTATCTGCTACCCGCAGGGACGGCACTGGACGCCGGACAGGATAGTGTGGGCAATACACTGCGTTACCTGACCGATGAGAGCCTGCTGATTACGCCTCAGCAACTGAATGCGGTGTGCTGGACCTGGCAGGATAGTGATGTGAATAAAACCTGGAAAATATCAACCGCGCTCGACCTGGATAACAACATTGCCCTCCCCGGGGAAGGGATCCGGCTCTTTACTCAGACGAATAATACTGAGGATCTGCTACAGCAGGACCCGACAACTCCGGCGCTCTATCTGGGCTTTAACGGGGTGACGCCGGGTGAAACCCTCTCGGTTTACTGGTCTCTTGACGCGCCGTCGGCGCTGAATCTGAGCTGGTTCTACTACAGCCAAAGTAAAGCCTGGGCTTCGCTGTCGGCGGGGCTTCAGGACGGGACCGATGGTCTGTCGGGCAGCGCCCTCTGGCGTGCGATTTTGCCGGAAGACAGCATCCCGGGGAGCGAGTATACGGCCCTCTCAGCCGAGAGCTACTGGATAAAAGCGGTTCCTGCCGATGGCAAAGCCTTTGCCGCGGATAATGTTCCTAAACTTAACGCCATTTTCGCCAGGGCGGTTACTGCCACCCTCGACACAACGACAGAGATTGACAGCAGCCATTTTGCCCAGCCATTGGCGGCAGGGAGTATCAGTCAGCTGACGACGCCCGTTGAAGAAATCAGCAGCGTCGCCCAGCCGCTGCCTTCCGTGGGCGGCAGGGTGCAGGAGACCCAGGAGGCGCTGCTTCAGCGTGCCGCCACCCGCATCGGGCATCGGCAGCGCGCCATCAACTGGGGGAATATGCGCAGTATGCTGATGGACCATTTCCCTCAGCTGTATGATGTTCAGTACCCCGACCAGAAGAAGCTCAACGCGATCCCGGCACCCGTAACCCAGACCCTGCTGGCGATCCCCGCCAGCGGCTCACGCGATAACGACGATCCCCTGCGTCCGATACTCAGCCCAGGCCGTCTGGCGGCAATGACCGACTGGCTGAAACAGTACACCAGCCTGTGGGCCTCGCCGGTGCTGGTCAACCCGACCTATATTGACGTCTTTGCCCACTATAAGGTGATTTTTGTTGCCGGGATTACACCTGACTACGGTTACGGCCAACTGCACGACTGGCTGCAGCAGCGCTATATGCCCTGGAGCGGCAATCTGAAGCAGGCCATCGTCCCCGGAAACCTGGTGGATTACTATCAGCTGCTGGCAACGATCCAGCAATCCCCGCTGGTGCTGCGGGTCGTGACACTCAGTCTGCAGCGCGGTAAGGACGGGGAGAGCCAGCAGGAAACCCTGCGGGCCGGTGACTATGAAGTACTGATCCTCAATCCTGTTGCAGACGCCAGTTAACCAGGGGAGTTCCCAATGTCGAAAACAAATGCGCTATTCCCGCAGGTCAAAAATGATATTGCGTTTGATACGCTCTGGCCGCAGGTCACCGACGCCATCACCCGGCTAAGCGGTACGGTCTGGACGGATACTGCCGACCACGACCCCGGTATCACGCTGCTGCAGGCCGTCACCTGGAACTGCTCGGACCTGAGCTACCGCAGCTCGCACTCCCTGAACGATTTGCTGACCATGGAGGGCGTTGCAACACTCTTTCCGCCCACGTTCGGGCCGGATAATGTGCTGACCTGTACCACGGTGACGCCGGACGATTACCGCCGCGCTGTCCTGGATCTGCACAGCAACGACACCGATATTGACGCCCCCAGCCAGGGCTTTTTCTACCGGGATGCCCGGCTGGTAGAGGGTTACGATAGCGCCGCTTTAAAATGGTGGTATAACAAAGAGAGCAGGGAGTACACCTTTAGCGAGCCCGCAGAGGTGAGTGCAGATAATAAAGTTAAGCTGAGCCTGCGCGGCAACAACCGGCTCTACATTGTGCCAACCCGATTTTATAATTCGCTGAGTGCGGCGAACAAAAGGCTGGCTAACCAGCTCAGAGATGATTTTCTGGAAAACCATCGTAATCTTGGGGAAAACACCAACTATATTGCCAATATGAAGGCTGCCAACTTTCAGCCTGAGTTAACGATTGAGCTCTTCGAAGATGTACGGGATATCAACCTGACGGTGGCGCAAATTTTTATGGCGATGGAGGCGCTGATAATGCCTCCGCCAGTCCGGCAGACCACCGCGCAGCGGCAAAGCGCGGGTGAGAGTAATGAAGATATCTTCGAAGGGCCGCGGCTGAACCATGGCTGGCAGCAGGCGTCAGAGTCGTCGATTGACGCCGATGGCAACATTACGCTTAATCTGAGCCAGCTCTTTAACCGACTACTGGAAATTGACGACATAAACAGCGTCAGTGCGTTTTCATCCGGTATCTTACCCGGGGAGATAACCCCCGTTGCGGGAGATGCGTGGTCATGGAATGTGGAGCACTATTACTATCCGCTGTTGTGGGGAAGTCAGCCGCTGGAGATGCTGGCCACAGTGGATAATCCTTATCTTAAACTGATAGCAAAAGGTGGCATCCGTCAGTACCCCGATCCGGAGATAGTGACGAAATATCTGGCGGAATCTGACCCGATCCAGACCGGGCCGGTCACGTTAGCGGCGGGGACGCACCGTAACCTTTCGGCATATACGCCGGTGGGTGACCGACTGCCGGCATGCTATCAGCTCCAGCAGCCGAATGAGGTGACTGACGACGGTGTCCGGGAACTGCATCAATTTCTGCTGACGGTCGATCAGCAGCTGGCGGATGGTTGCGCGGAGCTGGCCGCGCTGCCACAGCTGCTGGGGTTTACCGATCGCGGGGACCTTAACGCCATTCGTGGCACCCGCTGGCCGCTGGCCCCCGATGCTGTCGGCCAGCAGGTGCACGAGGAATATGCCACCACGTTAACCGCTTATCAGCAGCGGGACGCCGCAGTCAGACCGGCCACCTATGATGCCAATTATGTTCGCGAGCTGGATTTTATAAATTATCTGCTCGGGTATTTTGGCACTGCGCGAGCGGCCAGGCCTCTGACCCTAGATATAGCGGACTTTCTGGCCACCCAGCGGGCATTTCTGGAACAGCAGCCGGCGCTGGGCTATGACCGCACCAATATCCGCATCGATAAAGTCTCAGCCCTGCAAAAACGTATCGCCGCCAGAATTGGTCTGAACAGTGAATGTTTTGCTGAGGATGCGGATCTTGGCAAGCTGCCCTTCTATATTATTGAACACCGGCAGCTGTTGCCGTTAATGCCGGATGATAGCTGGAAAGATGAGCAAACCCCGACGGACTTCATCTCTCATACCAAACCGATAGTGACCATTACTCAGGCGGGCAGTGCCGGAAAAATTTTACAGGGGCAGTTGATTGACCTGATTGCTATTGAGGGGAACAGCAAATTGTACGTTAAGCAGCAGCTGGTTACCTCAACCAGCGGCGATAGCTTCACCGTGAATACGGCAAACAGTTTGCAGCTGCAAAACGATCTGGATCGTCTCCAAGATGCCTGGAACGGCACAAACAAGGGCAATTTACGCTGGCAGAACAGTAACACCTGGCTACAGGATATGGATTTTCGGCTCAATTATGGTGCCGCAATGTCAACCGATACGCCACCACTGGCGAGTAATCAGCGCTGGCTGACCAGCAGCGATCAGACCCCCTTTCCGACAATGGTTTCCGTGGGAGACAAAATCATAATTCACCACGCAGGCCTGCAGTTTTCCATGACAGGTTTACAACAGCCCGTTAGTAAGGCCGATGGCCTGACCGAGGAGGAGTGGCAGCTGGAGGCCACAATCCTGGAGGTGGATGTTAAAAACTGGCGGCTGCGGATCGAAAAAGCAGAGGGCAGTACGCAAGAATTTCCGGCCGGGGATGAGTCCTGGCGCTATCAGTGGAATTTCAGCGAGGCCGCCTATGCCAGCGCCGATCGCTTCTCTTTTGTGATCAGTATCGTGCACAAAAGCAGCATGTTTGCCGGGGCTGATATTGACGCCGCCCTGCTGCTGAACTGGATGCAGGAAACCATCATGGCGGAGTTCCCCGCCCACGTCTCCATTATCAACCTCTGGCTGAGCGATTCGGCGTTTGCCAACTTCTCTGCTACCTACAAGCGCTGGCAAAACAACGGCTCGCCGCTGGGCGATGACGCCTTCGCTATTATGCAGATGCTGACCCTGGGGCATCTGCCGGTCAGCCAGCTGGGTATTGGTTTGATGCGCGTTGCCACCGAGGCGCAGCAAGTTGAGGTACTGGGTGAGGACGGGACAGGGTGGGATACCAGCGTAATTCTCGATCAGGAACTGTTTTATGTTCCCCAGGACCTTCCGTCCGCCTGATAAATTTTTTCACCTTACAGATTAATCCGGAGAGCAAAGATGGATGACAGCAAAGATAAAACCACCGCGGCAGCGTTAAAAGATCGCTTTAAGGCGGGAAGTATTCCGCTGCAAACCGATTTCGCCGATTTGATTGATATGGCAGAAATGGGACGCCGGGCGGTGGGAGGGGCACCCGATCAAAGCGCCCCCGGAACAGGCTTTACACTTGATGATAAGGGAACGTTACAACTTAAATTAAATGAAAACTACGATGGCAAAGATTATTCACCTGTCAAATACCATGATGATATTCTTACCGTCGATCTTGGCAGTGGTTTGATCAATGCCAGTAACGGAATTTGTGTAGGTGCTGGCAACGGCATTAAAGTCAATACCGATTATGTTAGCATCGATCCTCAGACCGTTCTTCCCAAAGGGATTATTACTATGTTTAGTGGCAGCCAGGTTCCTGATGGCTGGCTTTTGTGTGATGGCACAAATGGAACGCCAAACTTGGTCGACAGGTTTATTTTAGGCGGTCATGTGGAAGATATAAACACCAAAAATAGCGTTACTCTGTCCGGCGATAAGACAGATAAAAAAGTTTCTGTTCAAACAAATACTGTTACACCCAGTATAAAGGTGACGGTAGGCGGACATTCGTTAACCATCGATGAGATGCCATCTCATTCCCACATTGTATCGGGTACTTCACGTACCGGAGGCACAAGTATTGCTTTTGATTGCCATGTAGATGGCGGATATTCTGGCAGTGCTACAACAACATCGACTGGAGGTGGAGCGTCGCACGCACATAGTGCTTCAGCCAGTCAGGACACTCATCAGCATCATGTTGAAATTGCTGTGCCTTATTACGTTCTGGCATTTATTATGAAGTCATAACGTTATGATTCCCGATATATATTTCCGCTACTGCACTGACTGCCAGTCAGCTTCCGCAGCATTCACACAATGTAATATATAAATGGAATACTGGTCGCGGTGCTGGTGGTATCACATCAATTCCCGTAGGGAATGAGCAAGGTTTGGCAAGAAGAGAGTTGATTGATGCTAATGTCAGTGCTATAGAAAAAATGCACACACCGCCATCGCCTCAGTGGGGATACATGCTCATACTTTTACCGCACTCCCCCTCTCATTATATTTTGGCTTTTATTATGAGCTTGTAGACATTCGTCCATTAAGGCACTTTATCTATTAATGACAAACAAGGATTATATAGTGAATGATAACGATATTTATATCAATATTTCCTGTTGTCAGGTGAAAACAAAATTTCGCTTATATGGTCAACGTCTGTTACATTCACGCTTATTAAGCGCGGACAATTTGAAGTATGTTTTTAATAAAACTCTACAGGATATAAATTATCTTGACCGGCTCAGCATTCGGGAGATGGTGCTTGATCTGGGGAAAATACCGGCAACCCAGTTTGAAATCCAATTCAACGACCGGCTGGCCCAGGCTTTTGCATACTCTCTTTTGCAGGAAAGTAAAAACGTCCCCTCTCAGCCAGAAGGACTGCGGTCTGAGTGTTGTCCGGCAAGTGTATCTTCACAGCCTGAGGAACCGGAGCTATTCTCCCAGGCCGTTAGCTGCCTGCAACCGGCAGGGCCGCAATCCGTTCTGGCGCACCGTGGTAAACAACAGCAACTGCTCTTACTCAGGCAATGGCTGGCCGCAATGGAACAGCTGCAAATTCCGGCGATATTTTACCTCCGGGCCTCCCCCAGTTGCCTGGCACTGGCGGCAACTGGCTATCTGCTGAATAACGCTCAGGGTCTGCGGTTCCTGACGAGTCATCATCCGCCCCCCCGGCAGATAAATAACTGGGCAGAGGCGGTTGCCAATGGGGAGATTTCCCCTGAGCTGGTTGTTCAGCTAATGCTGTATCCGCAGTCAGGCCAGCAGCATGAAGCTGCCTGTCACTGGCTGTTACCGCTATGGCAGAAGAAGGTGGTACGGGATGCCGTAAGTCGGCATGCAGGCAGAGCCACCGCCCTGGAGATAGATGCCCGTTTCAGGCCGATTTTACAGCGATCCGATTGGCAACACTCACAAAATATCGAGGAGCAGTCACCGCTCGCTTATCCGCTTAGCAATGCCGGTATTGTGATCCTCTGGCCGCTGCTGCCGCAGCTGTTCTCCCTGCTGGAACTCTGCAAAGAGGGGACATTTATAAGAAATAGCGCCCGCTGGCAGGCTGTGGCCTGCCTCGACTGGCTGGTCTGGGGGGAAGAGCCGCCCGTTAGAGAGCGGCTCAGGGTCGGTCAGCTACTGTGCGGAATCCCACTGGATACGCTATCAGCGGAATGGGCCCCCTTAACGGCGCAGCAGTGCCAGCTGATCGAGGCCTGGCTCAGTGCTGTTGGCCAGCAGTTGCCCGCCTGGCAAAAGCTCAGCCTGGCCGATATCCGCCAGCTCTTTTTACGCCGACCCGGCGAGATTTATCCTGATACGCAGCCGCCACAGATAGTGGTCCGCTCTGAGTCTTTCGATTATTTGTTGCGCGACTGGCCATGGCCGCTGACGGTGGCACAATTTCCGTGGCTGGAGCAGCCCCTGCCCCTTATCTGGCCGCTTCCTCATCTCACAGGATAACCTATGACATTTTCTCCGCAGCAAACCGTTTTTTCAGCAAACAGAGAGGGCGGTGACGAAAATGATTTTTATCGCTGCCTTGAACGAACAGACCTGCTTTTTCAGCAGGATTATCTGCAGAGGATGGGAGAGCCGCCTCTTAGTCTGGCGCACTTTTTCCTGCCGGAAGCTGAGATACAGCGGCGCCTTGAGATACCCGAGGGCGGCCCCTTCTGGCTGGGCATACCGGGGACCTTTTTGCCTGACGTTGAGGACGTGCTCAACAGGAGGCTGTGCTTCTTACTCAGCACCTTTGATTTAACTACCGGTGAGCGTGACCTGCTGCTGCTCGCCCTGCTGCCACGGCTGAGCCAGCATTACAGCCAGCTGGCTGACAGCGGTCTGGGAGAGGGAGTGAGCCGAAGTCTGGTCTCGCGACTCCTTTGTGCCTCGTCAACCGACTATCGGCTGCTGCAGTCGGTGCTGCACCCCGCTTCACCGCTGTTTCAGCTTCAGCTGATATCAGAAGTAAAACCTGCCGGCAACCGCAAAGGGCCACCGGAGTATATTGCCAGTGAGGCAGTCTGGCATTTTTTGTGTGGCATCCCACAGCCGACAACTGCCCGCTATCACTGGGTTCGCCGGGCGGATGCCGATGATAACGCCGTGTATCCTGCAGCCCTTGGTGAAAACCTGTTTCATCTGTGTCTCAGGGACGCAGGAAAAACGCCGCCCGTGGTGGTGCTTGAGGGGCGGGAGCAGGACGGACGCGAGTGGGCGCTGGCGGCCATTTTTACCGACTATCAGCGCGGACTGTTGTGTGTCAATACGGATGCGCTGGCTAGCCTGCCGGACGCCCAGCAACAGCAGGCGGTAAGCGATATTGTCCGCGATGCCCTGCTGGACAATGTCGCCCTGATGCTGGAAAAAGAGGCTGAGCCTGCGGGCGCAAAGCCGGGCTGGGCCCGTACTCTTGAACGGCTGTTGCCTCAGGTCCGGTTACCCTTGATTATGCTGGCTGACACCGACTCCATAATGCCCACTTTTGACGGGTTAAGCTGCATTCATCTGGCGATGCCCCAGCCGACAAGCGAAGAAAAAGCGGCATTGTTGCAGAATGCATGGCCGCATCAGCCCGATGCCGGAGAGAAACGGGCACTGCAAAGTCTGGTCCAGCGCTACACCTTCGATCCGGCGGACATTTCGCGGATAATGAAGGAGGCCGATTACTATCGCCAACTGCGAAAAGTGGACGCCCCCTTAGCCCCCGACGATCTCCGTCAGACACTTTCCCGGCGTACGCGTAAAAACTTCGGCAAGCTGGCCCGGCGTGTTACGCCCGTCCGTACTTTTGATGACCTTATTGCCTCATCCGTATTACAAAAACAGCTGGCGGAAATCCTTGCGGTAATTCGCCTGCGGGAAAGCGTGACCGAAAAACACTTCAGCCACAAAACCGGCGGAAAAACCGGCGTCAGCGCCCTTTTTTACGGGGACTCCGGTACCGGGAAAACCCTGGCGGCCGAAGTTCTGGCACAGCATCTTGGCGTCGATCTGATTAAGGTGGACCTCTCCACGGTGGTCAATAAATACGTCGGTGAAACGGAAAAAAACCTCGCGCGTATCTTTGACCTGGCGCAGGCAGACAGCGGCGTGCTCTTTTTCGATGAGGCCGACGCCCTGTTTGGCAAGCGCAGTGAAACCAAAGATGCCCACGATCGTCACGCCAATATCGAAGTTTCCTACCTGCTGCAGCGGCTGGAAAACTATCCCGGCCTGGTGATCCTCGCTACCAATAACCGTAACCATCTCGACAGCGCCTTTAACCGTCGTTTTACCTTTATTATCCGCTTTACCTGGCCGGATGCCGGCCTGCGCGCGCAGATGTGGCGGGCGATTTGGCCTGCTACCCTGAAGCTTGCGCGGGATGTGGAATTCACCGCCCTTGCCGCACGCAACGAGCTGACCGGCGCCAGTATCCGCAACGTGGCGCTGCTGGCGGCCGTGCTGGCAGCAGAAGAGAAAAGCAAACAGATACATCAGCGACATATTGAACATGCCATCAGCCGCGAACTGAGCAAGATGGGTCGACTGTCTCTCTGAGTACGTGTCATTTACTTACAAAATGAGGTTTTTATGCCTGCCATTATCACATCCGCCACTGCCATTATTGACGTCAATAAAGCACTGCTTGCCGTCCTGACGCAGTATCTCGATCCCGATCCTGATAATCCAAAAGACATTGATATCCGTTTCGACCTGCCGGAGATCGACAGTACTCAGTCATCGCCTACCGTGAGCGTCTTCCTGTATGACGTGCATGAGGATCTGCAGCTGCGCCAGAGCGAGCCTGCACGCCTGAACGTCGCCAGCAGCTCCCTGCGTGCAGGCTGGGTCAACCTGAGCTGCAACTATCTGATCACCTACTGGGAAGCGCAAAGCGCTGGCAGCGACGGGGGCAGTCCTGACAGCAAACCGGATAATCAGGCGATTCAGTTAATGACCCTGACGCTTCAGGCATTATTGAATAACCGGGAACTTAAAGATATTCCCGGTGCCTGGACCCGTATTATTCCTCCTCAGGAGAATTTAAACAGCCTCGGCAATTTCTGGCAGGCGCTCGGCAACCGGCCGCGGCTGTCGCTGATCTACTCCATTACCGTCCCAATCCTGCTGGATAACAGCCTGCCGCAGACGCTGGTGAAAACGGTCAGCAGTGAGATTGTGCAGACCGCCAGTGTGGATTTAACTGCACTAAATACCCAGCTTTGGCAGACCCTGTGCCTGGCCCTGGGAGAGGGGGGAGAGCAGAAGCTTGCGAGATTAAAGGTTAAAAGTCAGCAGCAGTCGACGGAGGATGACGACGGCCCGGCGATCGCTGTCAGCGTGGAAATTTCCGGCATTGTCGATAAAACGTATCAGGAAGCGCTCGAAAAGGTATTTACAAGCTGGAGTGACAAGAAGACCGCGGTGACAGAAATTAACGGGATTGTCGTCAACATACTCACTCTGCAGAAGAATGGCCTAGCTTATCTGTGATTTATTACTTTTCATCCAGATGTTTAATTCCCGGGCGGAATAAATTACCCCCCCCCCCGAAGCAAAAGCCATAAGATAAGCATATTCGACTCATCCATAAATAAAGTCCCGATGTTATTACAGGTTATTTTTCTCTGACCATTACTGAGGATACTGTCATGCCATACGCTAGAAAAAAAAAAGGCTCTGCTGAATGGTCGGAACAAAGTTATGAAGATAACGCGAATTTATTTCTGGAGGCTGTTGATGAACGTCTGGAAGAGGAATTATTTTTTGACAGTGAAGAAGATTTTTATTTTGATGCTCTGAATTCTTTCGACGAACAATTTCCATCATCCACTTTGCATGGAGGGCAGGATAGCACGGATACTGACCCTTCTGTATCACGTACTCCAGTTGCCTCATTTATCTGGCATATTATAGGCCGGACGCTGTTCAGCATCCAATTGCGGCTTTTTTCGCGGATGGCAGGAATAGAAGAGCTCTATGCTGATGTTCGCAGTCTGGCACAAAGCCGCGAGCCGGTGTCTGCCCGTCTGCTTAAACTCAGTCAACTGCTGCTTCAACACGTCGACATGGTGCCGGAACACTACCGTAGCATGCTGCGGCATGCTGTGGAACTCACGGGGCTGGGTATTAGCCTCTGTCAGTTGCATAACATTCAACAAGATGATCTTTCAGATAGAATACGCCGCTTTGCTGACCAAGCAGAATACATGATTTCACTTGAGGTGATCAGAGTATATCTTCCTGCTCAGGAACTTTCCAGACTAGCGTTTCTGCCGGAGCAGTTGCGCAAAATGGCCAGTCTCCTGAAACTGCATCAATTTATGCCTGAAGACAGCTCGTTTGATGAATGGCTGCGACAGCTCTCCCTGCAGGAGGTTTTTCCCGAATTGATAAAGGAAGGGCTGTTGAGATATACGGAACTCTCTGAGCAGCTGCGGGAGTTGCGTGCAGAGATGGGCGAAATCAATGAACTTTATCCCCTGCCGGCGGAAGAAGACTGGGTCGGGCGAGTAAACTGGGCGCAACAGGTGCTGAATGATCCGATAATCGCACGCCAGTTGAAACCTTATCTCCCCACCACCCTGGCGGAAACGGTTAACATCAGTGTGCCTCTTATTCAACTGGCCAGTGGCTTTCCGGCGGGAAATTCTCTGGCCGAACAGCTGGTATGGACTGGACAACAGGTGATCGCCCCTTCTCCCGAACTGCTCAGGCTGATTACCCTGCCGCCATTCAGCGAATTTGTCACCTCGGCTCGCAAACAGTTGAGTGACAAGATTATCAATCCAGCGCTATTTAATACGCTTCTGGAGCTGGCTGCACCCGGTCCTTCTTTATGGCACAAATCGGTGAAGATTATATCCCTGTTCTTCCCAGTTGATCGCCTCAGAGAGGCGATTTTGTCTGCCCTGCGTTTAGGCGTCAGAATGTGGCTGCCGGGGGGGGATCTGCTTATAAATGCCTGGGACTGGTATCAGACCCTGCCGGAGGGACTGAGCTGGCAGGACACCCTGGAACGTTTCACCGCGGATTTACAGGAGGCGGTGTATGCTAATCCTCAGATGCTCAGGGAAGTCCTTCCTGATAATATCCTGGCTGGCGCTGAAGCTCTGTCTGAACTGATTAATCTGCCGTCAGGCAAATCGTGGCAGGAAATTCTGCATTGGGCCAGCGTTTGTCTGGGGAGAGGGAAAGAATATGACTGGCTCTACCAGCGCTATGTTGAGCTTAGCCTTGCGCGTGGAGTATATGAGGCGTTAAAACAGGGTGATATCAATCAGAGGGAAGCCGTACTGCGCGACATTGCCGAAAGCCTGAAGGATTACCTGGCCCTGCGTTCTGGTTCAGGATTGAATGAACTTCTTGACCTGCTGCCGTACCTTCCGCTACTTGCCGAAATGCGCGAGGAAATAACTGCAATGTCGGGTAACGATGCCTGGCTGGGCAGAGCCACTAATATTCTGAAGGTGCTGGAAAAACATCCTCATCCGACATTGACAGAACTGAGGATGCAGTTGGAATCGCAGATAGTTAACTTTTTGAGCAACAGCATAATAGCAGGAATAGACTCGCTATGGGAGCAACTGCCGACCATAACTGACCCGTTACGTTTTCCTGGGGCAGAAGCTGCTCCCACGCAGCGTACGAGCTACACGCCCGGCACCTTCTGGACTAAGCATAAACAAATACCGGTCGATAGTAAACAGCATGAACAACCTGATGAGAAAACTAAGGTTGAACGGAAAACTGAAGAAACAGAATCTGACAGCTCAGCCAAAAATAAAGAATTAATAATGTCATTTGATGCGGAAGACCAACTATTAGATGATTTATTAACCATTGCTGATGGATATGAACGAGGTTACATCAGTCCCAGGGAAGGTGATGACAATTCGCATTTAAAACAGTATGCAATCATTGGGGGACTGACGGCGGGCTGGATGATCACTCTGTATCTTTTCTGGCGGGTACACAGAAAAGCAGGCACGCAACATGCAGGCCATAAGGATATTGAGATGCAGGCATTCTCTCCCCGGCCGCAGTCTGAAAATCCAGAGCATGATGATACTGAAAAGGTACTCCTGGCACCGCCCCCTTCTCTGAGCGAACCTGTTAATAAAAAGAAATATCTGTTGCCGTCAATTTTACTGGCAGGCATGAGTGGTCTCACGGCCTGGGAGGCCTGGCAAACGTGGGGATCGGAGAAACCGCTGACGCTTCAGGAGGCTTTCAGAGAGTTTCTTAATGAAGAAGCATCAAGAATATCTTCAGAGCTCCCCCTATACCCGGAAAAAAATCATGTTAGAAATAAGCGTTCTGATTTAACAGAAAAAACAGAGGAAATTCTAGAAAATAAAGATATTGTTATAGATGTCAGCTTACTTGTAAATTTATTCGAGCGTTGGAATGTGACTTCTGATACATATGTTAAAGATATAATAAAAAACTTCATAAATAAATTAAAGATGAAAAATGAAGAAATACAGAAATCTTCTATAATAATTTATGAATTGATAGCGTATATGCTCACCTGTATGTCCACTATGGTAAATATCCAAACTGGAGCCGAAGAGGAAAAGCAACTCACTGAACAATTCGTATCAATGATTGTGTTTATTGAAAAGGGCTTAAAAAAAATAAACACGTTAATACCAAACTCCCATATTACCGATAACCTTCGCAAAACATTGCATTATGGAAAAATAATTAACTATATAAATAGAAGCCTAATTCTTTTGCTGAATAAAAATAAAAACACACCTGCTCGCTATATTTTATATAAAGTTTTACAGAACGGAATCCTTTTCAATATTAGAGAAACCCCGGAATTGAAAAAATATTTCGACATAACACGCGATGATTATGAGAAGCAGTATCCGGGAGGGGCTTACAAAAAACAAATTTATAAACTTGCAGAGGATTTTATTTACTCTTTTAATATCCCCACATCTGAGGAAAATGATGTCATTCAAAACAAAGAAAGCGCATTAAGATTTTTACTTGATAAGCATGGGGAATCAGAAGACGCATACACAAATAAGAGAATTGAACTTTTATATATCTGGCAAGATATTAGGGAATTGATAAGTTTTACTGCACAAAAAATTATTAATAACCTTTCCTCCGACAATCATGATTTGCTTATTAAAAAAGCAGAACTAGAGTTTATTACAACAGGTGCAAAAGACTTAAATAATGGCAACCGGAAAGACTACAGTGCCATATGGGATACTTGCCGTCGAAGTTCATTTGAAACTGTTTCTTTTTATTCCAATCAGGTAAATAAAAGGGAGGGAAACATATATCTACTTGGCTCCGTTAAAGCAATAAATAAACTGTTGCAGGACAGGGAATATATCAGAGAGTTAATGATTAAAAATTTCACGAAGCCTGATGAAGCAAATCAACAATGCGCCTTGTTTTTTCTTATATCAAGACAGATTAATAAAATATCAAATTACAAGGACGAGCTTCAAAAAATATTAGATACTTTTTATGAAATTGAATCAAATCCACAATCCAGCCTTCCTTTTCATAGATTGAACGTAAACGACTTCGGTTTCAAGTCTGCAATTGATGATCTGAAAGTTGAAGCGGTTTTACGCCTCACTAAAAAAATAAATAAATATTTAGATTATCATGATGCTATTAAATTTTATGATTTTATAATTAATGACACTTCAGAAAACAATAGGGATTTGAGAGAATCTATACAACGCTATATTAAAGCCAGAGAATATATGTTCTTTATCTGGTTAAGTTTTCATGGACTCAACTCAGAAGGAAAAAGTAGTGATGATATAATAAGAAATATTAGCCTGCAGAATTTTAATTCCTTTAATCGTTCAGTTCTTGAAAAGGAAGCATTATCCTATTTAATAACTCCATTAGATTATGAAAGTTACACTCCGATTGAACAAATAAAACGGGAAGCGAGTAGTATACTGACCACAAGCAGAAGTTTTTACAGACTTTATAATGAATATATTGATAATGACAGTCTTAAGGAAGCGAAAGATAATGCATTTTACTTAATCATGCGCTCTGTGAAAAACATTGAATCTTTAAGTGATGTGTTTGAAAAGCCAAAGTCAGTTGAAAGTTTTAAATTACATGCCAGCGTAAACAAATTATGGCCAGCCTCAATAGTGTTTCGACTGGAATGTGGAAACGTCTACATTATCACTCTTAAAGATGATAAGAAATATATTTTGATCACATTTTTTGGATTAACAGAAATTTTCATATGCCATAAAAAAAATTTCCATCTGTGTGAGATGGAAAATGAAGAAAGTCTAAATAGTTTGTTTATAAATATTTACCAAGGAGAAGAAGTTTTTAAGCATCTTATGGAATTTATTTCAGAAATTAAATCTTGGATTAATAGCATTAAAACTGCCCTGACGGGAAAGGTAAAATATAAATTAACAAAACAAACCGAATATGATCTTCTCAAAAAACCTTTAAAAGACATCATCATTGATGAATCCCATAACTCTCTGAAAAAAGTGGCTACAGCTCTCAGAGAACAAGGATATATAACTCCGCAAGGGTATATACTAAATTTAATACCTTTTTATGCAGCCATTAAACGTTTATCGAATGATTCTCAATATCACCCTACCGCAGGTGATTTAGCATGGGATATTGCCGACACGGCTTTTTCTTTAGGTTTAGTAGGAGGTAAAATACTTTACAAAACCACCATGGTTATTAAATCCATTTTAGAGGCTGCTGAAAAATCATTATCTGTGTCAAGCAAAACCTTACAAGGAAGCACGCGATACTTGGCTGTTTTAAAATTATCAGCACCAGAAATAATTAAGAGATTTCCGTCAATGCAGAAAATCCTGAAAGAAACTATCACTTTTACAGCTGATATGCTTAATCCTTTGGGGCCATTTATTTTAATTGCTTCTCCAGCCGTAAAATTGGGTAAGACTGCCTTTAAAAAAATCCCCAGAAGAATAAGTAAACGAAATAATACCTCTTTTGTTACTCCGAAAAATGTAGAGCCATCTGGTGGCGAAACTAAAGCATTTGGGGAAGATGATTTTGGTAGTTTTAAATACATAGATGAGCTGTCAGATGAGGAAATTTCAGAGGCAACGAATAAATTACCTCCTCGTTTATTATCTGATCCAACGTTACGTTCATATTCAACTCTTCCAGAAGGTCAATGCGATAAGGCAGCGGAACGTGTTATCAGTATATTGTCAGAAAATGGCTATGACATCCGGGTCATAGGCACCTTGGCTTATAAAAACGTATTAGACACGTCCCCCCTGAATCATTATGCTGTCATTGCCATTAAGAATGGCACTGAAATAGTTATTGATGTTACCTTTGAACAATTTACTTCCAGATTAACCAGAAGAAATGAGATGTTTATTTCATCATGGGAGGAATGGTGCAGGAAGATAACAGCCTCAGACAAATTAATAAACAGCTGCATTATGATAAAAGAGTATAAAACCCTGAGTGCAGCAAAGCGTGAAATTTCGCTGACTGATAATCGTACTTATATTGAGTCATCTTATGTTAAGGATCCTGAGTTTCATACTATTCTTGCGCCACCTCTTTTTTTAAAAAATCTGGGTGTTCTTTATGAACGTGACGTTAAAAAAATTTCCACGTATGAGGGGGTAATGGATTTAATTTTAGTGGATAATCTGATATCCAAAAATCAAAAAAAACTTTTTAATCTATTAAAAATAGAAAGCGACTATCTCGATAAAAATACACCCGCTCCGGGTAGAATATTAGATGATATCGAAAAAACCAGAAGGTCTATCAAAGAGTTGGAGAGTTTAAAGTCGTTGCCTGACAGAATTTCCAATTATATTTATCTGAGTAAAACTATCGTTATCAAACCGGAGGAAAGGTTATTGTTTCAGACACCTTTATCCTTTGAGTTAAAAAATGCTATGGATAAATCAAAAATTATCCCAGTGGGTAATGTTAATAATGTAAAGTTAATCAACGAAAGAGGATTGGCGGAAATTGAAGGGCATTATTACTTCGTGTACAACGAAAAGTTATATCCTTTAAATACAAGTACGGACTCCCCAGTTAAAGGAACAGTTATATTCCCCGAACATACTGTCGATGTTGAATACAAAAATTTCAAATGGGATTTTGTAGGAAATACATACCGCAATATTGATCAAACAGTTACTGAAAAATTAATTTCCGGTTCAACATCTCCTTTGAGAAAAAGGGGGTTGCTAAATGTGCTTGAAAGCACCCCCATTGATACTCCCTTTGAATATGTGAGGATTGATAAACAAGTCAGTATTAATACAGCAAAAAAATTCACTCATACTGAGTTAAACGGTACTTTACGCGGAAAAATTTCTACCAATACGGGTAATAAACTTTCGTCTAAAACTGCAGCAGGCCCGGTTTTGGGAAAATGGAAGGAAGGTGATATCGGCAGCACGATAGACTTTATTAAAGTATCTAATGGCAGCTCGGGTTGCGTTGGCATAAAGATCCCTTTTGATCAGATACCTGCCGAAAGGCCAGTTATTGTTTCTGCCGGACAATTAAGTGGTTGCACCATGGTCTATGCCACTGATGATAAATATTTTTATGCGTACCATACTGGTCAGGAGGCCGGTGATAAAAATTGGTTAACAAGCCAGCAGGGTGTGGACGAGATTTATAATGCTCACCTTGCGCTCAAAGGGACAACAATTCCCTCTCTGACCGGTAAAAGACTGACCAATCAGGATTTACCAACAATCTTCTCTGATTATAGTTCAAGCCTGGTAACTTATCTGGGTAAAGACACACCGGCTACCGGTAACACCCGAATACCTCAGAATAGTTGGTCAAATGTTAATACTTTCGATTACAACAGGTATGAAACTAACAGCGAGCAGTCAAGATTAGGTCTGGCTTACGCCATATTGAATAAAAAAGACAATAATGTCACAATTAGTGCTTATTCAGAAGACTTGTCTATCAATATAAAAAGCGGTGAACTTACGCCTGTAGCCAGCAATCATCAATTATTGAAAGGAAAAAAATCATCATTTGATGAGTCAATCTTCAAAATCAGCATTGATACAGTTGAGGATGCTTACACTTCATTTGTCGCTGCCCGTAAAATTCGGGATATTATAAATACAGCAAGCTCAGAAATAACCCCCCCCCAACCCACTCAGCCAGCGCAACCTCGAAGAGATGATGGCTGAGCGGGGCATTATTGTGGCGTTGGTGCATGGATGGCTGAAGATAGCAGCGTCCCCTTACCCACTGTAATTCAGACTGATTTCACCTGCTTACGGACAGAGTAGGGCCGTGCCACCGAA